TTGGAATGTCGTCGGCAAAGTATTGACAGCGGAAGAATACGAGTTAATCACAGGCGAGGCTTATACAGCTTAATTGACTGGTGAGGTCTTTGGCAGTCGGCAATTAATCGCCTGATGCGCCCGTCGAATATAAAGACATTTACGTCATTGGGCTTGCGCAGAAAACGTACATAGAAAAGCAGATTGAGCTGTTACAACAAATGATACAAAGCTAAAGAGGTGTAAGTATGCCGAATAGATAGGAGGTGCCCATATGTCCATCAATCAACTTGATTTACACTTTCCGGATATCTCAGGGAAATCGACTCAAGAAGCGCTGCAGGTGATACTTAACTACCTGTACATGCTTATTGAGCAGCTTCGCTATACCCTGTATAACTTAGGAGCTGAGAACTTCAATGAGGCCGAATGGGCGCAAATGCAGAACGGAATACTCAAGATCGTCGCTGATGATTATGTCACGTTCGAGAGCCTTAAAACTCCCGGAAAGGTAATAATCGACGGTGGCAATCTCAAGGCCGACGGAACGATCGAGGGCCAAAATATCCGCGGTGGCACGATCGGTATTGGCGGTGAAGGCAACAATTACAACTTTTTTGTCGATCCGGAAGGCAATGTCACGCTCAACGGTGATATTACATGGGGCGCAGGGGCAAGTCCTGTCAAGGTCCAATACTCGGTGAACGGGACAAGCGGATGGCATGATACATTTTCTGCAAATGATAAGTTTGCCCGCTATTCATACGACGGCGGGCAAACCTGGACTCAAGCATTTAAGATTGTAGGTGATGATGGACGGAACGGGTCAGATGCAAATGTTCCTGCCTGGGTAGCGGCATATACAAGCTCGGCGCAATTCAATACATATGTGAACAATCAATGGGTCGTTGCGATGAACCTCTACGGCTCGAAAATATTCGGAGCAGATTATTACGCCGAGGACGCTCAGACTAGTATGGACCTGCTGAGCAAGAATGATCTTGCTTATGGTATAGGTGGCGGACTAATACTCAGAGATACATCATATCAATTGTTCTCAGCAACGCGAAAGGCTCAGCTCAGCACAGAGCTAAGAGGCTTCCAGGGGAATCATTTCATGACAATTACTGCGAATGGTGTACTGCCGTTAGGAAACTGGGATTTCTCTGTAGCGAATGTAAATGGTTTGAATGTTACTGCGGTATTTGGATGATCCTGTTATTTATCGAAGATCCCACCACAAAAGGTTCGTCGAGTTTGAATAGTTGACACCAATTATCAGATCAACACTTGTTTTCGCTTCTGGATGCACGAAGTAAAGCTCAGTTAGCACTTTGCCACGTCGGTCCACTTCTGTCAGCATTTTCTTGATATATCCTTCCAAAACTTCTGAATCGTATGATTTCAGCATTTTCCTTAAACTTTCTCTATCAAGATCGCCATTATAAATAACCCAGTAACCTGTAGTCGTTATGCTGCTTTCGACTTCTGTTGCAAACTCTATATCCCACATATTACGGAATTCTTGATACTGTTTTATTTCGGCATCACTCCAGGCAGGCATTTCTATTTGCGGTTTGCTCTTTGTGTATGCTTCGCTTTCGAGGATAACAGTGCTTGTGGAGTTGTCGTAACTTACATTCAAGCCGAGCAGCTCAGATATTTTCCGTATAGGCAAATAAGTTGATCCGCCGCCTTTTTCATCGATGTACATTATACTGCCAGGAACAGAAACCTCATTGCTGAGTTTTTGATTTTCATTCTTGACAATAACCTGTTCCCCATTCAGGTCAACATTGACTGTGTTAAATCTAACCTCATAAAGAGAATCCGCTATAGCCGGTGCAATAAGCATTAATACAAGCACAGTCGTAAAAACTCCGGCAACAAATCCTATAAATTGTTTTTTCATTTAGCGACCTCCTTTGTCATATTAATACTACTTTTATCATCAAAAAAGGTTGATGTCAATTGGCTACATTATCAGCGACCGGTGGGAAAGATGTTATAAGCTGGACAATCTCAGGGCTGCAAAGTCCGTTTACACCTGCAAACTACGTCGCGGCCGGGATCGCGCTTTCACCGGCGGCCTCAGGAAGCTCTACACCGCCAAGCGGTATATTGGACTCGGTAAGCTCGTATTCTGCTGGCGGTTATTCAGTGTCCGGGATCTGCAGCGCACCGGCAGGTACATACACGGTATACGGATGGACCCTTACTCCCTCAGCGCTGGTTTACTGGCCGGCAGGATCAGCGACCGTAACGGTCACATCGGATACAATCCAGAAGTTTTACTGGGCAAACGTGCAAACAGAGCCGATTTCAGCAGGACACCCGGTAGTCATTCGTGCTTCGGCATGGAATAGTATGGTAAGCAAAATCGAAGAAATAAAAGGTTCTTCTTTGTCTAGTTTGAAGGTTTCTGCCGGTAATATATTAACAGCATCATTGTATAACTCCGTCGTGAACCAGCTTAAAAGTATAAACTCCGTCGTAAGCCTATCAACAGTATCAAAAGGGCAAACATTATTAGCAGCGCATTTGATAGCGCTGCAGACAGCCATAAATTACTTAATCGACAATTTTTAAAGGGGAGCACGGGTTATGACTATAAACAAGGTTATAAAAGATGTTGATGAGCTGAAGCCGAATACGATCCCTCAGGAAATAAAGGCAGGTTGGCTCATATCACTTGAAGGCAGGATATCTCTTGAAATCCTTAAGCAGCAGGAGCCTGTAAAGCTGGAATATCCCGATGATGGCGATACGGAGCTGCTTGTGCCGTTCCCGTATGACGATCTGTATGAAATATATCTTAGCGCTCTTGTGGATGAAAATGCAAGGGACTTTGACGGGTATAACAACAATATGATCCGGTACAATCAAAAGCTCGAAGAGTACCGGAATTATGTCATGAACAGCACACCGTCACCTTACCGATTCAGAAACATCATATAGGGGGCAACAGAATGAAACTCCCATACTTGAAGGCTTCGAGCAGAAGAAACGCTCCGTACCAAGTACGTTTCGGCGGGTATAATCACACTTCTGCAGCTACAGATGGAGAGCTGTACGATATGCAAAATCTTACCTCTGATCTGCTGCCGATTATGACCGTGCGACCGAAGCGCGCGCTTATTCATGAAGTCGCAAAAGGCAACGGCATATATGGGCATGAGGCTCTATGCTGGGTGGATGGTACGGACTTCATATATGATGGCACAGTCAAAGGTACTGTAACCGACAGCGAAAAGGTAATATGCGCTATGCAATCCAAAATCATTATCTTTCCGGATAAGGCATATTACGACACTGCGACGGACACATTTGGAAGCCTGGAAGCTACATACCAAAGTACAGCAGGCCAAATTACTTTTGCAAACGGTACATTGTACAATCAGTCAGCGGAAGGTTGTGACATAAAAACGACGGGTGCGCCGTTTCCGTTCAATGTTGGTGACGCGGTAGAGATATCCGGTTGCACGAAATACCCGGAAAACAACAAGCACATCATCATCCGGGAAATAAGCGCTGACAAAAAGACGCTGACATTTTATGAGCACAGCTTCACAGTAGGGAACGAAACTGCAGCGGTCACACTCAAGCGCATAGTCCCTGACATGGATTTTGTATTTGAGCACGATAACAGGCTCTGGGGCGCAAAGGGCGATACTATTTACTGCTCGAAGCTCGGCGATCCGTTCAATTTCAATGTGTTCGACGGGCTATCCACAGACTCATACGCTGTTAATGTCGGTAGCGCTGGTGATTTTACAGGTGCAATATCATACATGGGATATCCCGTGTTCTTCAAAGAAGATCGCATCTACAAGGTATACGGGAGCAAACCTTCCAACTTCCAGGTGATATCCAGCGCCTCGATCGGTGTAGCAAAGGGCAGCTCGAAATCCCTTGCAATTGCCGGTGAAGCTCTCTTCTATTTGTCGAACAACGGCGTTGTGCTATACTCCGGCGGCATACCTCAGATCATTTCTTCCAATTTCGGCCCGGTTCGCTACAAGAACGGCGTCGGGGGCTCGGACGGGTTGAAATACTACATATCGATGCAAGACGAAAGCGGCGGACATCATTTGTTTGCATACGATACCCAAAAGAAGGTATGGCATAAAGAGGACTGCACACAAGCCTCAGGCTTCGCAAAGACGGACAAGCTATATATGCTCGCAGGAAACATCTATGCGGTAGACGGAGGCGCAGATGCAACGGAAGGGCCTATCGAGTGGTTTGCGGAGTTTGCCGACTTCACTGGCAGCTCACCGTATAAGAAAATGCCTGCAAAGGTCATCCTTCGCGTAGACGTAGACCAGGGCTCATACATGGACATTTCGATACAGTATGATTCATCTGGAGTATGGGAAACGCTTATGACTCTAAAGGGTGACATCAAGAGGTCGTATAACGTCCCGATCATTCCTAAGCGGTGCGATCACTATAAGCTGAAACTATCCGGCACGGGCAGCTTTAAGCTGTATGCATTGGCTCGTGAGGTTTATGAGGGGGTCAACTAAAATGGCAACAAAGTATAGCTACAACAAAGATATCGACTATATGAAGCTTATTCAGGACGCTGTTGCAGCAGGCAATTATCAGGCAGCGGCCTTGTTCGAGCAGCAGAGGAACGCGAAAATCCTCGGTGAAGGCTTGGACTACGAAACAACAAACCAATACCAACAATATCTTAATGAAAAACCGACTTATACTTCGACCAGGCAGCCTCAGATCGATTCGCTTATACAGACTATTCTGAGTACGCCGCAATTCTCATACGACCATAAAAGCGATCCTCTCTATAGCCAGTATGCTAAGACATATTCCCGTGAAGGCCAGAGGGCAATGCAGGATACGCTTGGTAACGTAGCAGCTATGACGGGCGGCATACCTTCCTCATATGCTACGACTGCAGCGGCTCAGGCTAATAACTATTACATGGGCAAGCTTGCGGATGTCATTCCGCAATTGGAGCAGCTTGCTTATGGCAGGTACCAGGATGATCTCAACACAAAAATCAATCAGCTTAATATCCTGAACCAGCAAGAGCAGATGGACTATGCCCGGTATCTTGACTCTTTGGATCAGTACAATAGGGACAGGTCATTTGACTACGCTAAGTATCTCGACGAGCTTGAGCAGCAGCGGTACATAGATGAGCGCGACTATCTCAGGGAGCGTGACCGTATCGCGGACGAGCGGTACATAGATGAGCGCGACTACAACAGACAGCAAGATGCGATACAGAACAAGCTCTCTTGGGCAAGGCTTAACGAATCACAAAAAAGTGAATACAAACCAACACTCACAGCAGCACAGGTGCTCTCGGCTATCAAGAGCGGCGTAACGACACCGGAAGTGCTCGCAGCGTATGAGTATTACTATGGCGAACCGTACAGTGCTGGACCGACTCCGACAGGCGGACCGCTGAAAGGCTCTGATGAATGGTTTGAGAACTTCTACGAAGAGTACGGCGAAAACTCTGACATCATGCTGAATTACTATTATGAGGATCTGGGACTCACATCCTCTGAGGCGAACAAACTGGCCGAGGGCTTCAAAACATGGAAGAAGAATAGGGACAATAAGGCTCGGCTTGACGAGATCGCGTTCAGCATATATGAAGGTTCCGGGACAAGGCGAGATCCTCTTGCGTATGTGAAGAGCTTGCCCGGATACACGGACGAGGAAAAGGAATACATGATAAGAGTTATTCGTGAGCTCCTGGATTGGAGGAACCAGCGATGAACACAACTCGCGAAAGATATTTAGAGTGGAAAAGAAAAAAAGAAGGGCTTCCGGCGGTAGAGCCTGAAAAGGCAAAATCCGCTGTTCCTTCTGCTGCTCAGAAAACAGAATCGATTGAGAAGCCATCTGTTGTTCAAAAATATGAGAAGTGGCAAGAAGAAAAAGCAACTCCCAAATCTGTGCCCATATCAGACACGACAACAATCGAGAGGACTCAGATCAGGAACATCCCTTTTCCGACAGAAATATGGGATGAGAGATATTCAACACCAGAAAGAAAGGCTGCTGCAGGGGGAATTGCACAACATGCAGGGCGGACCAGTGATGATATAATCTCTGATTACTTGAACACCATCGATGCTATCCCGCGTTCATTGATGACTCCTGGAAGAGGCGCTCTGTCCACAATAGGAAAAGCGGCCGACGCATATGAAGCATTCAAACGGATCGTTGAACTTGCGGATGAATATAAAAACCTCCCGGACGATCAGAAGAAAACTCTATGGGGTGATGTTTCACTAGGCGATATTGCCCGAAGCTTCATAGAGGGCGGTTATAATCAGTTCATGCACGGAGCTTCCGGATTAATAGGATCGGTTGATGAATTCCTTACCGGATTACTCCCCAAAGGGATACGCAATGCGCTCGGAATCCCGGATGATTATGTATCTCCGGCAAGCGAAGAAGCTGAGTATTTCAGGCAGACTCTTGAAAATCTTTATTCTGAGACTACGGAAGGTGCCGGAGTCTTAGGTAAGAAAGCAGTTGAACTTGCACAAAACGCAGGAAATATGGTAGTAAGCTCAGGTGTGGGTACCGTAGCAACGGGCGGTATGACAGCGCCATCCGGTACATTAGCCGGAAAGCTGATTGACAATGCCGGATTGCTCGCATTAAGTGCAAGCGCTGCAGGATCTGGAGCACAGGAAGCGAAAGCAAAGGGTGCAACAGCCGGACAAGCTCTAGCATATGGTGCGCTTGCAGGCGCTACGGAAGCGGTCACGGAAAAGCTGTTCGGCGGTAACCCATTATTCGATAATAGCGCCGGATTGGTAAACCGGCTTATATCAAAGCTCACGAAAAATACGAAGCTGCTCAACTTCCTTGCTTCGAGGCCCGTCGAGATACTCAACGAAGGTCTTGAAGAAATGATCGCTGAGATAATGGGACCGGTCTATGAACGGCTTACATTTGATCCTAATGCAGACTTTGCTACTTTGGAGCAGATCATAGAGGCTGGCATTGATGGTGTGCTACTCTCCGGAATCATGCAGGCCGGCAGCGAAGTATTGTCAGTGCCGTCAAGGATATCACAGGCCCAGCAAATCAGAGCAGCCCAAAAGGAAGCACAGAGGCAATCACAAAAGGAAACACAGCGGTCTGTAATTACTGATATCCCCGAAATCAGAACAGCGGATGAAATACTTGCTGAGTTAGGAATTGGCTCAGAAACCACATTTGCAAGTCCACAGTTGGCGCAGGACGAAAGAATATCACAGCCAAATGAAATTAATCGCACGACAATACAGGCACAAACAAGCGAGCAGAGTGCGCCACAGGCTGACACTTTGCAATCGCTCATATCCAACCTTGGCGACAAAGGCGCGAAGGCTTTTTATGATGCCTTCAAAGATGCTAACACAGATTATGAGAAGTATAATGCTTTTGTACGGTACTATGAGAGCGGTGCTGCAGGCCTTGAGTATCCTGTAGCAGAAAGGGCCAACTCTTATTACGGCAAGATCATTGACGAACAAACGAAGCTGAACGCTTTTGAAGCCGGTCGCTCTGACCGTGAGGCTACACTGCAGGCCGAGAAGGAAAGGGCACAATACGCAACATTCCAAGGTACCGAGTCCGGATTGATCCTGGACGATACTGCTCGTAAAGTGCCAGAAAAAACACGTTCGATCCTCAACGATCTTGCGAAAGCTGCAGGTGTCAAGGTCGTTGTAAAAGAGTCTATCGCCGGCGGCAAGGCTAACGGTTTGTACAACAACGGAGTGATCGAAATCGCTATGGACGCACAGAATCCGACTCTTGTCGTTGCAACACACGAAGTCACTCACAGACTTCAGGAAGTCGCTCCGGAAGAGTACAGGGCATTCCGTGATTATGCGGTCCAGGTGCTTACCGAGAAAACAGCAGGGAACGCAACACTTGTAGAGCAGTACCGGATCAAATACGCTGAGGGCGGCGTAAATATCACAAGTGAACAGGCTATGGATGAAATAGCTGCTGACTTTGCCGGTGAACTGTTCGGCAATGAAGAGACATTAAAGCGCTTCATACGGGAGAATGACCGGAACATAGTGCAGCGCTTCTTTGATGCTGTCCGTGAATTCATCCAGAAGATCAAGGACAAGTTTAAGAACAGATCACAGCAGGATGCAGCATTGAGAGAATTCGGGCTTACCATGTCGCAGCTTGAAAAAGCAGAGCGGCTTTATCGTGATACTTTCGAGGTTGCTCAAAATACAGCGAAAGGCAAATCACAAGCTACAGAAAAGATCCGTGATGTCAAGAGTGATGCAAAATATTCCCTTAAAGACTCCGAGGGTCGCGCTCTCACGCTTGCGCAGGCTGAATACTTCAAAGATAGTAAGGTGCGGGACAAGGACGGCAATTTGCTTGTGGTATACCATGGCACAAAAGCAAAGTTTACCGTATTTGACATAAACCGCTCAGGGCAAAATTGGGGTGGAGATAGCAAATACGGAAGAGGCATATATTTTGCAGGTGGCAAAGAAGGTGCTATTGAGTGGTCGCATTCAAATAATGTGATAGAGGCGTATTTGAATATAACTAATCCGCTCTATGTAGATGAGAAAACTCCAGAAAATCTGACTCAAGAACTGCCGGCAGAAGGGTTTAGCCGTGAGTGGGCAATGGAAAATGGAGAAAATTTTATTGCTGAGCTTAAATTACAGGGCAAAGATGTACCGTCGGTTCTCATGTCATATGGATACGATGGCATAATTGACGAAGCAAAACGCCGGCCACTTCGAGGGCTGGAAGAAAAAGATATGTATCAGTATGTTGTGTTCTCGCCGGAACAGATCAAATCTGTAAATAACCTTAACCCGACGGACGATCCGGACATTCGTTATTCCCTCAAAGACACCAGCGCCATTGAAGAGACTGCCAAGAATTATTTCGGTACGACTGCGAACTGGAATGAGGCAGGTTATATCACCACGGATGGGACTCTACTTGATTTCTCCGGAAGAAAACAAGGCGCTCCCGGCGGATATCGGACAATGGATCACAGAGAAATCCAGGAAATCTTTGATGAAGTCGGGGAGACAGAAGGCATCGAAAGCAGAACCGACGCAATGATTCACTTCATGGCGGGAGGCAATATTCGCTTAATGCCTGAAATGGCCGGGATTAACCTGTCAGTGAGGCCGACTAAGGCACAAGAGCGTGCACTGACCAGGTATATAAATAAGTTTAGAGGCGAAGTCATACTGGACATCGATAACACCAATGGGGATACATTGGTAAGTGTAGAATATCCTGAAGGAACAAGCTCATTAAGAATATTAAACGATATTCGCACTTATTTTGATGAAGGCATAGAGCCTAGTGCTCCTGAACTGGCGAAGTATAGATACTCCCTAAAAGGTACGACCGACATAGCAAAAGCGTATGCTGAACTGTCCGAACAGAACAAGACTCTGCAAGCCGAGCTGAACAAGACCATCAGGGAAAACAAGCAGCTCCGGCAACGCGTCGAGGACCTTAAAGCACAAACAAAACTGACTGAGGGCTATAAGACCGATCCGAAAGCAGCGAAGAAAATTGCAAAAGAAATTGTCGAGGATTACATGCCGACTATGGATGTCGATGATATCACAAAAGAGCTTATTGATATCTATGATTTCATCGGCAATGGCGTGGACGATTCCGGAAACGAGCTTACTTGGGAAGTGCTCAAAGATAAGACATTATCCCTTGCTAAAGCAATTGTAGAGAGTGCGGAAGTGCTCAACACTGAAACACTGGAAGAATATAACGAACTTAAGAAATACCTGCGTAATACCGACATATATCTGGCAGAGCAATACCGTGGTAATTTCCCGGATTCGTACAACGAATTTCGCAAGCGCAACTTTGGTCGCATACGCCTTGTCAATGAGGGCCTGCCGGTTGATGAAATGTACCAGGAACTCTCTGAGACGTTCCCGGCGTATTTTGATGCCGAAATTCAAGTTGATCCTGTTGATCAGCTATTACGAATCGAAGAGGCTCTGAATGCTCTGAAACCTGTGTATGAGAATCCTTACGGCGGACGAATTGATGAAGCTGCAGAGTACCTGGCAAATGAAATCATTGCCCGGTATTATGACACTCCTGCTGTCGAGACTTTTGCAGACAAGCAGGACAAGAAGCTCCGCCTTGAGAAGGCGAAAAGATACTTGCAGAAAGAGAAGCTCAGAGAGGATATGCAGGAGCGCATTGAGAAAATCAAAGCTGAGAACCGTGCGCGTGTGCAGCGTATCCTCGAACGTGAGCGGAAACGCCGGGCAGACAGGGAACAGAAGATTAAAGAGCGTTTTGTCGCAAAAGAAGAAAAACTCAAAGCGCGCCAACAGAAAAGAGAAATGAGGGCAAAGATCCGTCGGCATATGAAGGATCTGGGCGCGATACTAATAAAGCCGACCGATACCAGGCATGTACCAGCATCCCTGGAGTTGCCTGTTGCAGCTTTTCTTAATGGCGTGAATGTATCCCATGTGGACAATGTCGTCATAAAGACTATTGATGATCTTGACGATATGGACCGGGCGTATAAAGAACTGCAAAAGGCTGAATCAACAGCTGAGTATATTGATCTCGATCCGGACTTCTTTGACAATGTGGACATATTGAAACAGGCGCGCGGAAAGAAGCTCGGAGACTTTACTGCTGAAGAATTGGAAGCATTGTACCGTGTCGTCGTCGCGGTGAAACATTCCGTGACCACATTCAATAAGACCCTATCCGGAGAAAAACGGCAGCTGATAGAGGTCCTCGGTACTAATGTCATTAACGAGCTTCGGACCAATAAAGGCTATGTTGAGCATGACAAATTCATTCAAATGTTCGCTGATCTGCTCAACATGAACATGCTTGACAGTTTCTCGTTCTTTGAGGAGCTGGGGCCAACCATGAATAGCCTTTTTAAGGAAATCCGGAACGGACTGGACAAAAAAATCCGCAACACAAAGATTGCGGAAGAGTACATGCAAAACTTGATTGGCGATACAGATATCACTCAATGGACCGACAAAAAGGCAAAAGCGACAACATTCAAACTGAGTACCGGGGATTCAATTACCTTGACCCCTGCTCAGGTGATGTCGCTGTACTTGCTGCACCGACAACCGCAAGCACGGGATCATATCTACATAGGCGGGATAAAGCAAGCACCTACAGTAACAAAAGGCAAGTACGGTTATAAGATCTCAAAATCCTATAAGCCGGCCAAAGTGATATACAAAGACGTTCAGGACATAATTAACACACTGACCCCGGAGCAGAAGCGAATTGCAGAAGGGATAGGCAAATTCTTTACGGAAGTAACTGCTCAATGGGGCAACGAAGTCTCAATGAAGCTATACGGTTATGAAAAGTTTACCGAAGAAAATTACTTCCCGATCGTATCGGATAAGAACTATCTCAATGTTGCATTCGGTGAAACTACAGATGCAACTCTCAAAAATATGGGCATAACCAAGTCCCGTATAAAAGGCGCAAACAATCCGGTAATCATTGAGGACGTCTTTGACGTGTATACGCGTCAGGCTGACCAAATGGGCAGCTATAATGCTTTCGTGCTTCCGCTGTCCGATATCCAGAAGGTGTACAATTTCAGGAATCCGAAAGGCAGCGGATCTGTAAAAGAAGCGATTGAGAGGAAATTCGGAGCACGCGCGCTGAGGTACTTCCGCGATCTCATGACCGATATCAACGGCGGCATCCGTGTTGATGTTGGCGGAGAAATCCCGCGGTGGCTTATCAGTCGATACAAGAGTGCTGCTATGGGATGGAACCTGGGCGTTGTGCTGCAGCAGCCAACGTCTTATCTCCGTGCCGGCGCTCTCATTGACAGTAAATACCTTGCCAAAGCTCTAGTAAAGAAGGGTGACTGGGAAAAGGTTAAAAAGTATGCTCCTATTGCTCAATGGAAAGACTGGGGCTATTTCACTCTGGACGTCGGCCGACAGCTGAAAAATGTGTTCCTCGGCAAAGAAGTCTTTGTCGATAAGACGATGGCGCTTATAAGTGAAGCGGACAACTTCACTTGGACGAGGCTGTGGAATGCAGTCGAACTTGAGACTAAGGACCGGCATCCGAGCGTGAAACATGGGACAGAGGAATTCTATGAAATATGCGCTGAGCGCTTCAGCGAGATCATAGACCGTACTCAGGTAGTCGATACTGTACTGCACAGAACTGCAATACATAGGTCAAAGTCTGATCTTACAAAGATGGCAACCTCGTTCATGTCAGAGCCTATGAAACAGTATAACCTGCTTCGCACGGCGTTCCGGAACGCCATGGTCCAAAAGACCAAAGCAGCAAAGCAAAGGGCTATCCAGGCGACCTCGGCAACGCTTGCCTCGTTTATGCTGAATCAGATCGTGCGTACACTTGTTGAGATCTACCGCAAACCGGATGATAAGGAGGATCGCGATTTCTTGACGCGCTTCCTACAGATGTACATTGAAAACGCAGCATTAGATGCTTTAGGTGTGCTCCCGTACTTGAGGGATATTGTGAACATCTTCCAGGGATATGATGTTGAGCGTATGGATATGGAAGGCATTTCGGATTTCATTAATGCTGTGAAAAAACCTTTTAAGAAGGATAAAGATGGCAATTACACCTATACTCCATACGATACGATCAAGAGCATCGTTAATGCAGCAGCACAGCTTACCGGGATACCTGTAAAGAATCTGCTTCGGACCATTGAGACTACAGCAATACGGGCACTTAGGTGGACGAATGCCTTCGAGCTTGAATTTACGGTGGCAAAGGTAATGTATGACGTAGACAATAATTCGCAAGTCGGTAAATTCTATGACATACTTTACCGTGCAAAGAAAGCCGGAGACAAGGAAGCCTATGAGCGGATATTCCTGAATATGAGGCGCATGGGTGTCAAGGTCACAAGTATGCAAAATGCTATTGGTGATCGATACAAAGGTGATCCGTATGACGGAATGGTAGAAGCTGTGAAGAATCGGGACAGGACAGCATTTGAACTGGCTGCAGCAAGCAAGTTTACATCTACCGGTGGCGATGAACTCTCAGAATCTGACTACGCAAAATATCTTTTTGAGCGCGAAAAGCTTGCGTATAGTGTTGTCTCTGATCTCGTAAGCGATATGGACTTCTGGAAACTCGATGATACGATCATGGACAAAAGCAAGCGGACTGAGAGAGACAAGGCTATTAAGAAGGCTCTCGACTATGCCTCAGATGTTGTTGAATCGAAATACCATGGCGGTGATAAGCTCGAAGGATGGGTAAAAACCGCGAATGAGCTGAGCAACATGGTCGATGTGAGCGACTACATACTGTTCAGCATGGCAATGAATGCTGCTTCAAAGGAGGACAAGAAGATCGACAGTGAAGAAGTTCAGAGGATATTGGATAACATGACTCTGACTCCGAAAGAGCGAGAGCTGTTGTTCGGAACGCGGTATAAGGTGTTCACTATGCCGTTGGACGAAAATCCTTATGAATAATCACGGGAGTTTAACGAAAAAAGCCATACTCCGTGTTATTGTAAAAATAGCAAGGAATGAGGGTGCTGTGTATGGAGTACATAAGCAAAATTTTTGAGGACAAGATACTTGTCGTACTGGGGGCAGTGTGGGCGTTTGTTTACGAGTTGTGCTTCCCTGAATCGGCATATGCTATCGGGGCAGCTGCCGTACTGGGCATTATTGTGTTAGATTTACTCACGAAGATGTTTACCCTGTCCCGGCAATCCGGAGGACTCATAAAAGCGGTTCGATCACATCACATCAACAGTAAGCGCTTTGCCCGCGGTACAATGGACAAGCTGATTGTCTTTGCGACCATGCTCATAATCTGTGGACTGGCATACCGGATATCGCCTATAAGCGACATTGCTGTATGGTTTACGCAAATGGTTTATGCGGTAATGTTTTTCCGCGACTTGTTATCCATCATTGAGAATCTTAATGACGCTGGGCTTGACGTAGGTATCTTCAAGAAGATAGTCGAGCGGAAGCAAAAAGAGGTCCTCGGTGACATTGAAGAGGGGGATAGTAAAAATGAAAATTGATCTTACACCTGTATTCCAGGCTTTAATAGGTCTTATCTCGCTACTGATTACTACAATCCTCATTCCTTGGATCAAGCGCAAAATCAATGAGTCGAAGCGCAATGAGCTGGCAGCGTGGGTACAGATCGCTGTCCATGCAGCGGAACAAATCATCAAGGGGACAAAAGCAGGACAGGCCCGAAGAGAATGGGTCCTGTCGTACCTCCGAGACCGCGGATATGATTTGGATGATGAAGAAATTGCCGCCCAGATAGACGCTATGATTGAGGCATTCGTGCTCGAACTTAAGAGGGTGCCGGCAAATGCTTAAGTACCAATTCCCTCTTAAAGACCCATATAAACTCGGGACCAGGTATGGTGTCGCAGGTAAGCTGTGGAAATGCGGATGGCATTCCGGGCTTGACTTCTATTCTAAATCTGCAGGCGGTGACGGTAGAGTATATCCTATTGCTGATGGAATCATAGACAAGTCCTCTAAAGGGGCTTCGTATGGCAATCATGTATGCGTCAAGCATGATGATGGGTATATAAGCCTCTATGCACATCTTGCAAGTCCTGTCACGCTTCCAAACGGTGCAAGGGTAACCACAGATACGCTCTTGGGCATTGAGGGTAATACGGGCAACTCCACAGCGCCACACTTACATATCGAGATTCACAAGGACCGTTATTCGTATCCGGCAAAAATCGATCCGCTAAAATTCCTTCAGGAGAGGATAGCGGAATACGAAAAGGCTGTTAAGGAGGCTTCTATTTCTATGGATAACAAACCGGATAGCTGGGCACGTGAAGCTCTTGAATGGGCATTGAACAACAAAATTATCAGCGGTGATGACAAGGGCGACTTAAAGCTGCACGCCGGATGCACAAGGCAGGAAATGGTTGTGTTCTTGCATCGACTATTTAATCTTCTGAAGAAATAACATGATCCCGGAGGGTATAATCCTCCGGGACACTTATTGAGCAAAAAAGACCCTGCACCACAAGGGCACAGGTTAGAGGGAAGTGTGTAGAAAACTGCACAAATATTATATACCATTTTTTTACAATTTTCAATAGGGGAATATACCCTTGGGGGGGTATTTGCCGCGTGTGAAATTTCGTGTGAAATACGATTGCAAAATGCGTAAAATCGTTGCAGATATGCAACACTGAATTGCACGATGCTGCACGGTTGGGATGAAGTAATATATAGTCCTGATGCGGAATACAGTAAAATAGCCGGTCCATATACGGACCGGCAATGGTGGAGGCGGCGGGAGTCGAACCCGCGTCCGAAAACACGTCCTCGCGACTTTCTCCGGGTGCAGCCGGTAATTTACATTCCCTCATCCGAGCGCCTGCCGGCAGGCTCAAGGATTCGGTAG